ACGACCGTTCTAGTGGCCCCTGTGTCGGCTTGTACGGTCGTCGTGGCCGTGGTGGAAATAGATCTCATTCCCCCAGGCCATTCGGCCTCGTCCAATATGCTGGTTATACGTTCAGCCGTTGTTTGACCAGCCGTGCCGCCTGTAACGGTACTAATGCTAGCTAAATTGAGAAGCTGAAAACCATCGACGCAGTTAAGGTCTACGTAAGCAGGGTCAAAGCCTGTGGGACTTTGATACTTCCAAGACTGCACGTACATCGAACCTAACGCATACTCGGTGTTATTGAACTGACCAATAAACCTAATCTTTCGCATTGGTAAAATCTTGCCGTATAGCGCTCCGCTTGTATTAGCTGGATTAAAAAGACCAGCTTCATCAATCAAACGCACGGCAGCAGTGCCTGCCGTAAAACTATCTGAGGTTCTGTTATAAGCGCGCCGTATCGACGCCTTTAACACGTAGCTACTAACGTCAAGGATTTCGCTTGCCGCAGTTCCTAGTACGGCCACATCTAAAGGCGTAGAGGGATCATCTAAAACTAAGGCTGGGTCGAAGCTGGCACCGTTACCAAAATCAATGGTGCACCTTAGTGTCGCACCCGCCATTTTAAATAGCCTCTATTAAAAGAGCATTACCAGTTCGCTGGGTTTGATAAACAGCGTCGGTGACGGCTGCAACAAGATCGTTTTGAGATAACAACGAACCTTGAATATTTACGTTGACTGTTACGCCTTCGTCTCGCGCTCTAAAACTAGCAGGATCAAAGAAGCTAGGTGTTCCTGTTGACCTAGCACTAAATCCAGTCTCCTCAAACGTTCTAAATGCGCTAACATCAAAATTAGAAGGCACTGAAGTTTTATCATAAAGGTTTCTTAAATAGCTATCTTGATTCTCCTCAAAGAATCTAAAGCTTCCTGTGTCAGGTACAAAAGGCCTCTTAAAAGGTTCGCCACCTTGTTCTCCAGGCAAATCAATATAAGGAGGTCTAACAACAGGAGGCGTCACAGAAAGGTCTGGAATGCCTCCCTCATCTTTCTTTCTAAATCCACCTGGATCAAAGGTTGGCGGTAATCCACCTGTGCTAGCAGAGTTCCCTGGCGTTGGAATGTTAGGCACGGTTATTGTTGCGCCAATAGCTATCGTGTATTTACCCTCAATCAGTTTTCTTAACTTTTCTAAAATATCATCTAAGTTGTCGTTGAACTTTATATCTGGCTTTATCTTCGAGGTTGCTTCTATGGCCGCAGTTAAGGTTTTGATGGCTTCCTCTTCAGTTTGATACTCAGACTTCTTTAAAGCGGCCAATTCCAGAACTCTAGATTTGTCCTCAATAGATAGATCGCGGCGCAGGGCTGCGTTTAAATTGATGGCATCAATGTCGAACTTGTAGGAGATACGGTTTCTAAGGCGTTCTAATTCGGCAGATTGTTTTTTATCCGCGTCCGCCTTTTTCTGTATGTTAATAGTTTTTTTAACGTTCTTAGCATTTTCTGCTTCGACTTTTCTTATTTGCGCTTGCGCTCTTGTAGCTGCTCTTAGCCTTCCACCGTCTATGGCTGCCAGTTCTTTATTTGATTTAACTAATGACTTGATGAAACCAGCAAAGTAACCTTGATCCTCCTCAAATTCTTTTGTGACATCCTGAATGACTGATTGATTAAAAGCGATTAGTTTGCCTGTGATAGTCCCTAGAGAAGCTCCTAAGTCAATAATGTTTTTCTGGAGTGTTTCGACAGATACGTTGCTGGCTTCGATACCTTTAACCAGACTTTCGCCAAAGGCCTCTTTAGCCTCTTCCACTGCTTCCTTTAGCCGATTGATTTTGCCTTCAAAGGTATCGGCTGCTACTAAAGCCGATCCACTAAATTTCTTTTCTAAATCATTTAATATTTCATCTAAATCTTTGCCTTCTAAAGTTGTAGAAGTAAAACCTATCTGCAATCTGGTCAAAGCCGATAGTTGACCTGCCTGGGCTCTTTGTAGAGCAACCGTTACTGTTCTTAAATCTTTACCTGTAGAAGCGCTTATATCCAAACTGAGTTTTAATAGTTTTTGAGCTTTTGTCACATCGTTGGTGGCTTGCGATAAAGTTATAAAGGCGTCAGTTAAAGCGCCACCAGTGACACCTGTAGCTAAAGCAAGGTCTCTTATAAAGTCGCTTATCTGCAACTGGGCAAAACCTAAATTCAAACTCTTAAGTTGGGTCCTAAGTTGGTTTGCTTCTTTTTGCGCGTCCTGAAAAGCCCTGACAGATTCCTTGCCAAATTTAACAACGGCAGCAACAGAAAAGACAGCCGCTAGTTGTTTACTTAAACCAGCTAGTACACTTGATTGCTTCTTTGATGCTTTTTCGAGGTCTTTGAAACCTTTATCTTTAAGGCGCGTAAGAAAATCAATGGAGACTTGTTTTGCCATATCAGCTCCTCACGAATTTCAGCAAACGTTGGTCAATCACTTTGACTAACTCTTCGCGTACCTTATCGCCTGTTTGAGCCTCGGCTCTATAAATTAAGCGTTTTGGACGACCTGCCACCTTTGGAAAGAAGGTTAAAAAGTCTTGCCGAGCGTTAGGGTTGCGCGATCTATTAGTACCTCTCCTGCGCTTACCAGAACCTGCTAATTCATAAATGGCACCAGAGGCGGTGCTATTAATTAAAGACAGAACGCTGACAGCCACCTTGTTATAACCAACAGGAACGCGGCGAGTACTTTTACGCCTTACAACGATGCCTTTGCGAACTTCGCCAGGACGCCAGGTCCAACGTTGCGAGTCACGCGAACGATGCTCTGTATCGTCTAGCCACGCAGCGCTTTGATAGGTAGGTTCCTGCGGACTAAATACATATCTGCTGTTATAACTTATGTCGTTAGGAACGAAGGCTTGAGCCAATTTGGCCATAGGCAAAACCGCTTGGCGTAAACCTTTATCAAAGTCTTTTTTAAATTGTGGTCCAAGCGCTTGTAACTGTTTCATAAAGTCGTCAAATTCAGTGATGACTAGACTTGAATCTTTAGCCATTACCTTCTCCTCTTGACCGCCCTGGTGTTGCGCCTTGCGTCAGATTGCTCTGACAGAATAAATTTTATAGCCGCATATATGTTAGGGTCGCAATTAAGAAGCTCATTTGGCGCGATGCCTGTAGCTACCGACACGGCTGCGACTTCCCATATATCGCCGCGTCGGTCTATCCATTTTTTAAGTCAAGAACAAACTCAACGTCTTTGTATTGATCTAAGAACGCATCGTCAAGAGGCAGCGTGGTTTCGCCTTTGGCAGTAATCAAATAGTGTGCGAACCACCATAAATCACTGTCACGTTGCTCGTCTAGTAGACGCTTACGCCATCCCATTTTAAAGTGACTTTCAAAGGCCACTTTGGCGGATGGCGTAAGGTCATACAGCGCCTCTTTGCCGTCTTTCTTAACTACCTTAATCTGTTGTGTAGCCATAACTGCCCCCTACTAATTAGATTACGCGGATGTCGACTTGGTGATGGCCGTAACAGGAAGTGTGATACTTGCTGTCATTGGAGCATCGATAGCGCCGTTAATTGGCTGCCATTGTGAAACAAGTACGCTCATAGTGTATGAAGGATTGGTCGCTGTGACTGTTCCTGCTACAGGGATGAGTTTTACTGCGAGCTTAGTTCCAAGCGCATCCTCAAATAATGAGTTGACACTTGAAGCTGCGAAGTCGTTAAAAAGCTCCAACGTCAAAGTTGGTCTCTCAATCCCTCCGATTATATTTTGGACTGTGTCGGTCATTGCTGTTATTTCCACCGCGTCTACTTCTCTCGAGAGGCTGACTGCGCTCACGTGATCTGTAATGGTGGAGGTAGAGCCGACGATTACCGACACCTTGTTACCCATAAAGATGGCCATTTTTTTTCTCCTTTGTTAGCCGATCAGTTCTACCACGTATCGATACGCCAAGTAATCGATGTTGGCAACTTGCACCGACCCTGCGCTGGCTTGCGTCACGCGAAGTGTCTGTACTGCGCCGCTTAACGTTTGATCGCCCTCAATAGCGGCTTTCACTGAGGTCGAACCTGTAGACGCTAGATATCCATCTAGCTTTGTTTGCCCTGCGGACTCACTCATTCTGCCTACGATAAGCAGAATTGTACAAGTTGCAGAGTCATAACCACGATTAAAGGTGGTATCAAAGGTCAAATCTAATTGACCTACGACTCCTGCTGGTACAGCAATGGAGTCTGGAATGTGATCGTAAGTTTTTAATCCGCTGATAGTAGCTAACCGAGCTTTTAAGTTTTGTCGAACCGTCGAAGGGACCATTAGGCTGCCACTTCTTTCTTATAGGCACGAACCATTGCAGTAACGTCGCGGCCTAAAGGTGACATACGAATAGCGCCGAGGTCGCCTAAACCTAAGATGCCGCCTGGCGAATCTTTGCGTTTGTACAGATCGGCCGTGAGTATTTGACAGGCCGTTTCGATATCATCTGGAACGCTAGGCCAGCCCCATCTAGCTGTGACTTGAACGCCTGGCCGTAAGCCGTTACTGAACATTCCTGGAAAGACAGGCCATACGTGTGCTGTGTTTACCATCGTTAGTTGCGTAAATGGACGTCCTAGAGAACTAGCCGTCAATGGGTCCAGCAAATAATCTGTGTTTTGTGTCAGGCTGATTTCAAATACGCCGTCACCGTCGTCGTCGATTGCCACGGCCAAACTAGCCGTGGTGCCGATGTCATCCACATACGCTATGACGTTATTGTAGGCTCTATATTGACGAGCTGACGCAGTAGGGTCCAAATAAAACCTTCTATTGGCAATCCGATCAATACTGCGCGAGGCTGCTTCAACCATTCCCTCTAGCAAAGTATCGTCGCTGTTATCTGCAATAGATAAGAAAGTTTTAATTGCATTTAAAGTCGTGTATCCGTTAGTTATAGCCATTCAGAATCTCCATCGGTATCAGGGACAGGTGACATCGAACGAGGCATTGTATTAAAGGTGACAGCTCCACCATCGCACATTAGTACCACCTCTTTAGAAATTCTGAATGGTTATAACCACTGGGGAGTTTCAAGGCTCCCCAGGGGTCCTTTATCACTAGAAGCTAGGTGTAGCTAAACCAGTGCCGTTGATTTGAGCAAACGCTTTTGGATAGCGCAGCGAGGTATAAGCAAACATTCCGTACATCACGATGTTTAACGCAACCTTGCCGTTTGGCTCTTCAAACGTGACGTATGTCGGACTTCCAGTCTCCTCGAATAGGTGAGACTCGTTGAGGTCGACGATATGGATAGTGTCTTGGTTAGTAGCAGTTCCAGCCGCAGTAGTGATGTTTGCGTCTGTGATGACTGGTAAACCGAGAATTGAATAACCTGAGTTATTACCGTAGTTAGGGTATCCCTCACCTGAGCCAATGGCATTTACAGGATTATACGCAGTCGGTACGACTAGCGGACGACTCTGACCATCTAGACCAGCAAG